GACCCCGATCGACAAGGTCGACGCCGTCGGCCCCGTCGATATCCCGACGGCGAACGCCAGATGGAACCCGGTTGCCAAACGTATCTATGAGTCGCTGGAGTCCTCTGGCCAGGCGAAATTCTACGAGGCCTCGGACTGGGCCGCCGCTTATCTGCTGGCCGAGTCTCTGAGCCGGGACTTGAAGTTGCAGGTTGTTGGAGTCGATCCTGTGAGCGGCAAGGTGCGCAAGGCATATCTGCCGCTCAAAGGCGCGTCTCTCGCCGCCTACCTCAAAGGCTTCGCCGCTCTCGGCGTGACAGAAGGCGACCGCCGCCGCATGGGCATCGAGATCAACCGCGAGCCGCAGAAGCCGGATCTGGCGTCCGTCTCTGTGATGGATGAATACCGCGATGCCTTTGAGGGTTGAGGATGTGCCCGCAAGACAGTGATCCCGGTTCCCAGCCAAGAGTCTGTCTCTGGTGTGGCGCTGACATATCTGGCCGCCACTGGAGGACGAAATATTGCAATCAGTCCTGCCGGGATCGCTACTGGTACGAGCGACATCATCCCCGGGCACCGCGTACCTGCGCATGGTGTGGCATCGACATCACAGCCAAGAAGCGCCACGCTGTTTACTGCTCACGCACATGCAAGGCGAGGGGAGCGACGCGGCGCTACACGGAAGATGGACGCTACATAACTCGAGACCGGGCACGCTACGAACGAGAATCAAATCGTCGCAAGGCCAACGCCCGCAAGTATCTTGTCGACCACCCTGGATATGCGAAGTCGCTGCAGTTGCGTCGCAAGGCTAGGCTCCTCGAGGTACCTGTCTTCTGTTTCACCGAGCAGGACTGGCGCCGGCTCAAGGAACGTTACCGCAATTGCTGTGCCTACTGCAGAGAGCCACCCGACAGCCTTCAGCGCGAGCACGTTCTGCCGGTCTCTCGCGGCGGCTCACACGGTGTCGGTAACATTGTCCCGGCCTGCCCGCGATGCAATTACGGAAAACGCACTGGCCTTGCCATCGAATGGAAGGTCCGGCTGCAGCAAGAGGGGGTGATTCCACATCTCAACTCTTGTTGTTGAACCGGTGAAAATTGGCCCCACTTGGCAGCGCGACGAAGACGGGCACCTCCTGCCGCCACCGCCCCTATCGCTCGGCTGGCATATCGCCCGCTGGGCGGGAAAGTGGCTACAACACGAAACCGGCAATCCTTGGCACTTCACAGACGAGCAATTCAGGTTCCTTCTGTACTGGTACTCGATGGGTGTCGACTTCCGGTTCAACTACCGCGACGGTGTACTCCAGCGGCTCAAGGGTTGGGGCTAATCAGGCAAGGACCCGCTAGGCGCAGTCCTCTGCGCCGCAGAGTTTGTCGGGCCGTGTCGGGCGACGGGGAAGTTGGCGACGCCCGCTGAGGCGGAGGCGCTAGGAATACCGCCGGGGCAGCCGCTAGGTCGGCCGCATCCGCAAGCCTGGGTGCAGACGGCAGCCGTCTCTCTGACGCAGACGCGGAACACGATGCTCCTTTTTCCGGTGTACTTTACGAAGCCGGCGCTCAAAGAGTTCGAGATCGACCTGGGCAAGGAGATCATCTACGCCCACCACGGGGCGCAGCAGATACAGGCCGTGACGAGCTCGGCCCGGGCCATGGAAGGCAACAGGCCGACCTTCGTGTTGCGGACGGAGACGCACCACTGGCGAGAGGTCAACGACGGTCACGCGATGGACCGCGTGATTGCCCGCAACCTGGCCAAGGCGAAAGATGGTCAGGCCCGCGCGTTGGCGATCACGAACGCCTACGAGCCCGGCGAAGAGTCAGTCGCCCAGGTGGCACGCGAGGCTTACGAAAACATCGAGGCCGGGCGCTTGGTGGACGTCGGTTTCCTGTACGACTCGCTGGAGGCGCCGCCGGAGGCCAAGTTGTGCGCGGAAGACGCGCCGGCGGTCATCGATGCTGTGCGCGGCGATGCGACGTGGCTCGACATCGAGGGTTTCGTGAAAGAGATCCTCGACTCAAGGAATCCGCCCAGCCAGTCGCGCAGGTTCTACTACAACCAGATCGTCGCCACAGAAGACGCATGGGTAACGCCGCAGGAATGGGACGTCCTCGCCGACAAGACACGGAAGGTAGAGGCCGGCGAGACTATCACCCTCGGCTTTGACGGCTCGCTGGCCGACGACAACTCGGCGCTCATGGGCTGCTGTGTTTCAGACGGCTACACGTTCACGCTCGGGGTGTGGGACCCAGAGAAGCACGGCGGCGAGGCACCGCGCGAGGCTATCGACGGCGCGGTCCGGCAGGCGTTCGACCACTACGACGTGGTGGCGTTCTTCTCCGACATGCACCCGTGGGAGTCCTACGTGGATGCCTGGTCGAGAGATTTGGGCAAGGACCTTTGCGCCGCGGCCAGCACGAAGCACCGCGTCGCATGGGACATGCGGGCGCGCCAGAAGGAGTTCACCCTCGAGGGCGCCGAGCGCGTCCACAACGAGATCACCGAACAGGTCTTCAAGCACGACGGCGACGCGCGAGTTCGGCAGCACATACACAACGCCAGGCGGCGCCCCAACGCATGGGGGACTTCGTTCGGCAAGGAGCACCGTGAGTCTCGCAGGAAAGTCGACTCCCTGGCCGCTCTGATTCTGGCGCGGCTGGCCCGGCATACGTACCTGGCGCTGCCGGAGCGCAAGCGGCGCCGCAAACGACAGAAGGCATCGTTCTTCTAGGAGTGCAATGGCTCTCAGCCAAACACAGGCGATCGAGCAAACGAAGATCATGCTTAAATGGCGCAGCGCCGAACAGTCTCGCCTGAACCGGCTCTACGCCTACATCCACAACAAGCAGCGCTTTGTCTGGCTGCCATCGGCGGCGCCGGCAGAAGTGAGGCGCATCGCCGAGATGAGCCGCGTCAACGTCCTCGGTCTCGTCATCGATTCCATGACTCAATCCATGTACGTCGATGGCTACCGGGCCCCGAAGGAGGTTGACGAGGCGCCGGCCTGGAATATCTGGCAGCGCAACATGCTCGATGCTCGCCAACTCGGCGTTCACCGTGCCGCCCTCAGTTATGGCGTTGCCTACACCACCGTACTGCCCGGTAAGCCGGTCGCCGTCGTGCGGGGCATCTCGCCGCGCAAGCTGACAACCGTCTACGGCGAGGATGACGACTGGCCGATGTGGGCGCTGGAAAAGCGCCGCTCGGCCGAGAAGGACAGTACGCTCTTCCGCCTCTTCGACGACGAAATGGCCTACTGGATGTCCGTCGACTCCCATGGTCGCGTCGAGTTCATCTCCTCTGAGAAACACGGCCTCGGCATCGTGCCGGTTGTGCGATTCCTCGCCAAGTCCGACCTTGACGACGAGATCACGAGCGAGATCGAAGACCTCATCCACATTCAGGACCAGATCGACATGACGACCTTCGGCCTGCTCGTCGTCCAGCACTACGGCGCCTTCCCACAGAAGTGGATTGCCGGCTGGACAGCAGAAACAGCTGAGGAGAAGCTGGAGGTGGGGGCCAGCAAGGTCCTGACATTCCAGAACCCGGACACCAAGCTCGGTGAGTTCAAGGCCGCTGACCTGTCCGGCTATATCGAGTCGCGGCGCGACAGCTTGCGCAACCTCGCCGCCATCAGCCAGACGCCCGCGCACGCCCTACGTGGCGAGCTCGTCAACCTCTCGGCTGAGGCACTGGCCGCGGCCGAGCAGGGTGAGCAGCACAAGATCACCGAGCGCGAAACGATGTTTGGCGAGGCATGGGAACAGACGCTGGCGCTGGCAGCCGATGTCGCCGGCCTTGCCAGCGATCCGGCCGCACAGGTGCGCTGGAAGGACACCGAGGCGCGCGCCCTCGCCGCCACGGTCGACGCGCTCGGCAAGTTGGCGACCATGCTGCAGATCCCCGTGCAGGAACTCTGGGAGAAAGTCCCGGGCGTGACGCAGGCTGACGTCGAACGCTGGAAGTCTGTCGCCGCACAGGGCGATTCCTTCGCACAATTGAGCGCGCTGCTCGAACGGCAGGCCAATGAGGCGGCTACGGTCTGATGGCCCGCACCGCCGCCGGCCGGCGGCTGACTAACCTGCATCGCCGGCAGCAGCTCGCCTTGCGCGCCGCCGTCGTGCGTGACGTTCTCAAGCTCTGGCCGATGTGGCATCCGAAGAACCCGAGTTCCTACGAGGCCTTCGAGACAGCCATGGTGCTCCTTGTGCAGTCGCGATCAGTGCAGTCGGCATCGCTTTCGGCTCGCTACTACGAACTCTTCCGCGCCGTCGACGCCCCGGGCATGAAGGTCACCCGGGCGGTGCAGCTCGCCGCCGCTCGTGACGCCGCTGCGATTCGCGCCGCTGTCTCTGTGACGGCGCGCGCTGGAGTCTACACGGCGCTGGCGGCCGGGCAGCCCTACGAGATGGCGATGCGCAACGGGCTAGTGCGCGTGTCCGGCGCCGTGACGCGCGAGGTGCTCAATGCCGGACGCGACACGATTCTGCAGGAGGTGCAGCGCGACGGCAAAGCGCATGGCTGGGCGCGCGTCACCGGCGGCAACCCCTGCGCGTTCTGTGCGATGCTGGCCAGCCGCGGACCTGCCTACTCAGAGTCGGGCGCCGACTTCGAGGCACACGATCATTGCCAGTGCGGTGCCGAGCCCGCCTACGAGGGCTCCGAATGGCCCGGCAGGGGTCGCGAGTTCCGTGACCTCTGGCAAGAGCACGGCGACCTCAACAGTTTCCGCCGGGCGCTGACGACCTAGCGACCGTAGACATCAGCTTCACCACGGACCGCCGCCACGGCGGTTTTTCATGCCACCCGACATGGGAGACGCAGATCATGACCGATGCAGAGAAGCAAGCAGCCGAGCAAATCGCGGCGGATGCCGCCTCCGGCAGTGGAGACGACGATCAGGATGACGTCGACAATGAGACGCTCGAAAGCCTGCGCGCCGATCGCGACAAGTGGAAGGGCATATCGCGCAAACATGAGGGCCTTTGGAAGGCGTCCGGCAAGAAACCCGAGGACCTGAAGGCTCTCATCGAAGCAGAACGGTGTCTGAAGGAAGCAGAGGACGCTGACAAGACCGAGCTGCAGAAGGCGACCGACAGGATCACCACTGCAGAGAAGCTGGCCGCCGACGCGGGGGCCAGGGCCACACGGTATGAGGTCGCCGCAGAACTCGGCATCCATGCCAAGCATCTGAAGTACCTCACCGGGTCGACGAGAGAGGAGATCGAGGAGTCCGGCAAGGGCATCCTCGATGACTTCCCTGAGACCTACGATCCGTCCGACACGGACGCTGACAAGAAGAAGCCGACACGGCCGAAAGAGGCGCTCCGCTCGGGTGCGACCCCTGATGCAAAGACCGAGCCGAACCAGGTCATCAACGACATGATTCGGCAGGCAGTCAAAGGAAGCACCTAAGTACCCAAGTACCTGAGAGAAGGTATCAACAATGAGTGGTTTCGAGCACATCACAGCGCGCGCCGCAGTTGACGCGCTTATCCCGGTCGAAGTGAGCCGGGAGATTATCAAGAGTGTCCCGACGGCGAACCCCCTGATGCAACTGGCGCGTCGGATGCCGAACATGTCGGCCGCGCAAGTGCGGATGCCGATGTTCGGCAGTTCGCCCTATGCATACTTCGTGGCCGGCGACACCGGCCTCAAGCAGACCACCGAGGTCAACTGGACGAATAAGTACATCGACGCCGAAGAGATCGCCGTCATTCTCCCGATTCCGCTGAGCGTTATCGCTGACGCCGATTACGACATCTGGGGAGAGGCAAGGCCCGAGATCGAGAAGGCATTCTCGCAGGCGATCTGGGGCGCGGTTGCCTACGGGACGAACATCCCCGCCACGTGGACCACAAACCTCGGCGGCGCTGGTATCACAGCCGTCGCTACTACGGCCGGCAACGTCGCCTCGATCGCCGGGTTCACTGACCTCTACGAGGCCATCGCGGGCGAGTCTGCCGATGGGGAGGCCGATGGCCTACTCATGACGCTCGAGGCCGACGGCTATATGGCCACCGGCCACATCGCGGACGTGGCCATGCGTGGGCGTTTGCGCAACTGCCGCGACGCCGACGGCAACCTGATCTTTAGTCGTTCTCTGCAGGACAGGACGCGTTTCGAGCTTGACGGCGCTCCGGTTTACATCCCGACCGACGGCTCTGTGGTTGCCGCAAGCGGTCTGGACATCGCCGGCCAGTGGGACCAGCTGGTCTACGCTATCCGGCAGGATATGACGTACCAGATCTTCGATGAGGGCGTCATCAGCGATGGATCGGGCCACGTCGTCCTCAACCTCATGCAGCAGGACTCGGCTGCGCTCCGCTGTGTCATGCGTCTCGGCTTCGCTCTGCCGAACCCGCCGAATCCGATGAACGAAACGGATGCGACGCGTTGCCCATTCAGCATCCTGACCGCCTGAGTCTGGCGAGAGAGAAGGGAAGCGAATATGGGTCTCTATCCAAAGAACTTGAAGGAATACGTCAATCTGGCTGGCGTGCCTCGCGGCTACGGCAGCAAGATCTTCATCGTCGACACAGAGAACGGTGACGATGACAACAACGGCACCACGTGGGACAAGCCGCTGAAGACGTTACTGGTGGCGGAAGACCTCTGCACCGCGAACAAGCACGATGCCGTCCTGTGGGTGGCGCGTGCCACGGCCGACGCTCCCACGGAGCAATGCGTCTGGGACAAGGACTACACGCACCTCATC